AGGCGCAGAGGTTTACCACGCAACAGTTTTGGCCGATCCACCAAAAAGAAGGAAGCAACGCACTAGCGCTAGACTCAAAAGAGGACTGGTGTAAATCGTGGCCGCTGTCATTGACGCCACTTTGGGTGGGGCTTCGGCCAACTCGTATGTGACGCTGGCAGACGCCGACGCCTATTTTGAGACCGTCCCGGATTCCACGGACTGGGTTAGCAAGAGCACCGACCAAAAAAACCGCGCCTTGATCAGCGCCACCCGCTGGATCGACGTACTGAGCTTTTACGGCAAGCGCTGCAGCGAAACGCAAGCGTTGAAATGGCCGCGCGAAGACTACAAAGTTGACGGCATCGAGCTGGCCTGCACTTTGATTCCATTCGGCATCGAAGTCGCCACCTACGAACTGGCAAGAGCCCTCGCCAACGACACCGACGCCATCACGGGCAGCACTGGCACCACCGGCATCTACGACCAAGTGGAACTTGGCGAACTGAAGGTCCGCTATAAGTCCAGCTCCATGACCCCAGGCGTAATCAACAACGTCTTCGACGTTTACCCCTGGCTCCAGAGCTACCTAGGCCCATACTGCATCGGCGGCGCCACCAACTATGCCGTCCGCCTATTCCGAGGCTGATATGGGACGCATCGACACGACTTTCGCCCCAATCCCCACCTCCTTGATGAAGGAATGGGGCCAAGACATCACCTATATCAAAACCAGCACTCCGCGCACCTACAACCCAACGACTGGAGCAGTCACTGGGGCTGACACAAACGTCACGGTCAAAGCCGTTATTACCCGCGTCAATCCCCGCGAATCCGAAGGTCTGTACCAAACCACAGACCTGAAGATCATCATTGGCACCGACGAGCTTGGAACTTACTATCCAACCGAAGCCGACCGCGTGCAGTACCAGCAAGCTGGCGCAACCCGCGAAGCCAAGATCATCTCAGTCACAACATATCGCGGCGACAACCCTGTCTACCACTCCCTAATCGTGAGGCCTCAATAATGGCTAGAAACAGGGGTTTCTTAAACGAACTGGACCGTTTAGCGGAGAACATAGACCGCATAGCGGTTGCCGCTTTTAGTCGTGGACCGGCAAGAGCAGCAGAAGAAATTGTTGTGGATTTACAGGAAGCAGGTCCTGTCTGGTCGGGAAAATTTTCAAATTCTTGGCAAATTGAAACTAGCGACGGCCGAAGGACCGCCGGATCTGGATCACCAGGTTTACCACAGAGAGTTCCCGCTCCCCTGTTAAGCGGTCGGGGTTTTGCTTTTGACGATATTAAATACACAATTTCTAATTATGCACCGTATGCGGATGAGGCGCGAGATCTAGTCGAAGGTGTATTTATCGACCCTGGAACAACTCCCCTAAAGGAATATGATCGCGGAACCCGAGTAAGTGGCTATCGTGGCGATCTTATCGGCGACGATGAAGGTCCAAACAGAAGTACCGCTCAACTTGACTGGTACACAACTTATGTACGCGGCGGGGCAATAGACAACCGCATCCGCATTGAATTAGACGCTGAGTTAGGGAGGATCCGACTATGAACTACCAAGCCATTCGCGCCGCCGTTGAAAACCCCCTTCTCACAGCTTTTGGCGCCTTAACGCCTGCCGTACCTGTCTACTTCGACAACATCACAGCAGTTCCACCAAACACCACAACTGAGTACGTTCGCGTCAATGTTACTTTCGGTATTACCAACGAACCCACGCTTACCAGCAGCGTGGACAACGCTCGTGGAGCGGTTGTCATCCGTGTTTTTACAGAAAAAGGACGCGGCCCCGCCCGCAACCAAACTCTTCTGACCACGGCAGTAAACGTCCTAGAAACACTTAACAACACCGCCAAAACAAATACCGGCGTCTTTTTCCGCGTTGGCGAGATTAACGGTCCAACATTTTCTTCTACCGAAGAGGCGCCCCATTTCGTGGGGCGGATTGATACGTCCTACGTTGCAACTGTGTTGTCGTAGGTAATGCTTAGTTACAGGCGCTAACCTGTATTAAGCCGGGCAGTGCCCGCCCAGAAAACCGCTAATTGGTACGCCCTATGGCCACCACCGTTCTGTCCGGCACGTCCGGCGCCCTCTACTACAAACCCGCCGGCACAATCGGCACCTTCGGCGAAAGCAACGTGACTGTTGCCGACGACGAAATCACCGTCGCCCCTTTGCTGAACTTCAAAGTTGGCGATCCCGTCAAGTTCAGCGTGATCAACAGCCAGACCGGCGGCGCCGGCACCGGCACCCTTCCTGCAGGCATCACCGCTGGCACCACCTACTACGTGATTGCCTACGCACCTTCCACGGGTGTGCTGCAAGTCTCCGCCACCCAAGGCGGCGCCAGCATCACCATCACCGATGATGGCACTGCTGCTTTCCCCAACGAGTTCCAAGTCGCCTATGCGGAATTTGCCGCTGTCGGCCAAGTCCGCGACTGGAGCTTTGAAATTAACAGGGCTGAAATCGATGTAACCACCATCGGTAAAACTCCCGGCCAATACGCTCCATTCCGTAGCTATATCAGCGGTTTTGCTGACGGCACGGGCACCGCAACGGTCTACATGACCAACGAGGATGCCTCTCTGTCCAACCGGTTGGTGCAGGACGTGCTGCAGCGCCAGCAAACCGGTGCAGCCTTCAAGCTGTACACCGATTGTGTTTTTACCGGCGGTGCCCTCAGCGAAAGCCTGAGCCGTTCCATCTCGTTCGATGCTGTGCTTATTTCGGCCAGCATGAACATCAACCCTGACGACGCTCAGTCTGTAACGGTCACGTTCCGTCCTTCCGACACTCCCACTTTCGACTTCAGCACTGCTGCCTGATAGTCTGCTGGAGCAGTAGGTTCAGCACCCCGGCCCACAAGCCGGGGTTTTTCATTTCTACTCCGCTACACTAATCACATACCCAAAGCATTTGTATGCCGGTTCCTGTACGCGCAATCGACCGTCTCCGCAAGGCCGCCAACCTGGAGCCAGTCAAAAAAGTAGTGGAGCTGTCTGATGGCAGCACATTTGAAATGTGGGTCGCACCGTTGACGATGGCTGAGCGCGAACGCGCCCAAAAGCAAGCCAAGTCCGACGACGCCAACGCCTTCGCTCTCCAACTGCTGATCGCCAAAGCACTGGACGAGTCTGGCGCCAAACTGTTTAGCGCCGGCGAAGTGGATGTGCTGAAGAACGAAGTGAAGGACAAGGATCTCCAAGCCCTGATGCTGGCGATTCTGACCGACGACGCCGAGCCCATCGACCCAAAATCCTGAGCGCCGAACTCCGCAAGGACAACTGGCTCCTGCTGCAATTCGGCGTTGCCAAGGAACTGGGACTAACGCTTAGCCACGTCCGGTCCACGATGACCGCCGAGGAATTACTCGGCTGGAGCGCCTACTTCCAGATCCTGAACGAGGACCAGGAAAAGGCAATGGAAAAGGCCAAACGCCGCCGCTAGTCCGGCGGCTTTTTTACGCCGTAAACTGAAGTACCAGAGTGTGACGAGACGCCGTGGCCGCCTACAGAGCTGATATCGAAATCGGCGTAAGGGGCGCACGAAATCTTGAACAGCTTCGCAGCAGCATCAACCAAACAGCGCGTGCTGTAGACAGCCTTAATGATGTAGTAAGCGCACGCGGATCACTCGTACAAAATATACAAAATTACACAAACAATTTAGACAGAGCTGCTAGATCTTTAAGGCTTGTTGGTGCCAACACCGAAGCAGAAACAAAAGCAATTCGAGAGTATGTAAGAGCTCTTGGCGAAGCCAATACTGCTAGAGCACGTCAAAATTCGCTGGTAGCCCAAGAAATCGCTAACCAACGGCAAGTTAGGCCGGGTAATGCGGGCGTCGGACAACAAGGTCCGGCTTTGCCCCCCGCCCTAGTACGTGCCCAAGAAGTAAGACAAAGGTGGAACGCTTTCTTCCAAGAAGCAGCAGGAGTAGCTCAAGATCTAAAAAGCACAGCAAAAGCAGAAGCATTAAATACGCGCACCAGCTGGAACGTATTTTTCCGGCAGGCTGCAGATGTAGCAAAAGACTTGCAGGCGGCAGCTGCTCAACGTACAGCAGCTGTAAAAAGTAGCTGGGTGCAGTTCTTAAGCGATGCTGCCCAAGTAGGGCAGGATCTTAGTGCGCGTGTAGCTCAGATCCGTGCGTCTGAAGGAGCGGCAAGTCAAGCAGCCCGTGAACGTTTAGCCCAAGCTCCCAGTGCCGGTTTAGGCGGTGTTGCGCGTCGTCCTATAGCCGGAGCGGCTTACACAGAACCTGCTGGACCTGGCGGTACAGGAGTAACTCGTGCCAGCGCAGTCGCGGCCGAAGCATCTCTTCGCCGTACTCTTGAGTTACAACTAAAAACAGCCGCAGCAGCAGGTTCTTGGGCCACAGCATTACAGACCGGATCTAGATGGCTTAACGAGGACTTAGATATAACAGCAGCTTTACTCCGAGCAAACGACGGTTTACTGAAAAGCACTAACGCTCAAATCGCAGCAAGAAAACAGCTAGTAAAAATAAAACAGTTTGAAGCTCAACAATCAAAGAGAGCCCAAAGAACAGAACAGTTAAACGAGTCTATTGCATTGGGCGTTGGTTTTCCTTTGTTGTTCGGCGGCGGACTTGGTTCTGTAGCGGGTAGCTTTGCCGGTTCATTTGCGGGCAAAGGGTTTGGGGGTCAAATCATTGGCGGAGCACTTGGACAAATTGCAGAGGACTTTGTACGATCAGCTGCCAAGGTAACTAGCAGTACTGAAAGTATTGCTGAGTCTTTAGGTTTAGCCGGAACAAAGAGTGAAGAGTATCTTCAAGCCCTACAACAAGCAGGTAAAGAAACTGAGGCATATAGTCTTGCCACAGAGAGGTTAGCGAGTGTTGTAGGAAGGGATGGTGTACAGGCGTTCAAGAATCTTGAGGAAGCAGGTAAAACATTTAATAAAGCTTTTGCAGAAATTAGTACATCAATACTTGCTTTAGCGGCCCAACTTATTTCTGGAGCAGCTCAGTCTATTTCTCAGGCTGTAGAAGAGACGGCTTTATTTAGAAAAGCCGCTGTTTCTGAAGATCCTCA